GACGACCGGAGACTCCGCAAACGCGGCGACCACCGGACGCTATGCACACGCGGCGACGACCGGAGACTCCGCACACGCGGCGACCACCGGACGCTATGCACACGCGGCGACCACCGGACGCTATGCACACGCGGCGACGACCGGACACTCCGCAAACGCGGCGACCACCGGACGCTATGCACACGCGGCGACGACCGGAGTCTCCGCACACGCGGCGACCACCGGATACTATGCACACGCGGCGACGACCGGACGCTATGCAAACGCGGCGACCACCGGATACTCCGCAAACGTTCGAGCGCAAGTCAAAGACGAGGGCGCTATCGCCGCGATCATCGGTGAAGGTGCTGCCGCGGGGGTGAAGGGGTGCTGGTTGGTTCTTACGGAGCGGGACCGTAACCTGAACATTCTTGGGGTTCAGGCGGTCCCTGTTGACGGTAAGAAGATCAAGGAGAACGTGTTCTACACGTTGAAGGGCGACAAGATTGTGAAGGTAGCGGAATGACCTTCAATCCCCCGTCTCCTGAACCTAAGGGCGCGCTTGCTTTGCCGGGGTTCGTGAAGATGCGCCCAGAAGACGATCGATATGTCTCCCGGTTCCGCGACAACCCGAACTCGACAGGAGGATTCGATGAATGACAAGGAACTGATTGCGAAACTTCAGGAGGCCTCTAACTGGCGATTCAATATGGGCCACCAAGCGTTGCTCATCGCGGCGGCTGATCGTATCGCCCAGTTGACAGCCGGGACAGACGACTGGCGACTCGATGGGCCTCTGTATCACTTCTGGGGCGACGGTGATGGTGACTTCGTGAACACGTCGCTGATCGTGGACGCCAATCGGAATCCCATCATTGAGCCCTATCCAATCGGTGTTCCGGTAACCAAGGGTGACTATGAGCACTGGCAACGCCGCGTGGAAGCTGGGCTCGCAGACGCAATGCTTTGGCGTGCTGGGCGTTTGTCTATCATCGAAACGGAGAAACAATGAGCTATGACGCGCCGGATAGTTAACCCGCGTGGCAACCAGTTCGGGATGCGCATTAATTCCGAGCGAAAAGGCTTGCCAAATGCGGAAGAACGTGAGATTATGTATGCGCTGATGAACGCGTTTTACATGCAGGGAATGAGTGACCTGCAAATTGCAGAGCAAGTCGGATGCGCAGACAAAACGGTAGCGCGTTGGCGTTGGCGCAATCGGTTGAGCAACATTTATGGAAAGATGAATCACAATGACCAAGAGTAATTTTAAAGTTGGCGACCGAGTTAGGGTTCGCAAGGGCACTTTTCAGGGTCGAAAATCTGAAATTGGAAAGGCTTTCACGATAACGAAAGTGTTTCTAGGGTCTGCTAGTTATGAGATTGAAAACTACTACTACACGGGTGATGAGGGATGGACGAAATGTGGTTGGTGGGGAGCTAATTTGGAACTAGCTGACGATGCAATTCGTGTTGGCGACAAGGTACGCATGACACGAGAGTTCGTGGTAACAAGCGTTGATGATCTATTCCTCGGAGAGTCCGGCCTGTCATGGTCACGCAAGGGAATGTACGAGTTTGAGATTCTGGAGCGCGGCGGGACCGAGGATCAGGAACGCAAGCGCGAGATTCTGGCGAAGATCGAAGAACTGAAGGCTGAGGCCGAGAAACTCTAGCTGGCTATTAGCACGCAGCCTACGACACAGGCAAGGACCGTGGATAGCCAGTTTTCACTAGGTGGTCGGGATAGCAGAAAATGGGAAGCGTTTTGCCCTGTAACCTCTCCGGTTATATTCAAAACACCATTGCGGCCCTCAGTATGTTGCCCGACCACCCCAAAAGACGAAGATTATCGAAAATCTAATTTTTAAAATTTTCTTGAAACATCGATTCGGGATTCAAGTTTTTAAGGGAAAAATTGAATGGAATTTACACAGCAGCAGAAGAGCCTGCTTTCAGACGTGACCGCGGCGCGCAGGGTTTACCTTGACGCCAGCAAAGAGGTTGAGGCAAGGGTGCGCGAGGGCATTATGCGCGAATTGCAGCAGCTTTCAACGGCATATGATCTGGCGGTGCGCAGGGCTTTCAACGCAAACGTCCGTAAAGCCGATATTCTCCGTGCGAGTCTGACGACGAACTTCAATACGATGCAGGAGGCACTGAACCGTACCGAAGGTTTGCAGATTGACACGCCCGAGCCGACCAACGGCAAGTTCCGTCTCACCGCCGAGGGTCTACTTATTGTAACGGTTGACGGTGTTACCGTAGCTTTTGACCCGGTAGAACGCGACGATCATGCTGGCGATTACATGTACTTTACTGACACACCGCTGTGGAATAACGATATGACCGAGCGCAATGAGGTTGTGGCTGCACTCGACGGCCAGATCAATACCGATCTGTGGAGAGAGGCTAACGAATTTATGAGGGAGAATGCATGACGACACTGAGAATCCAGCGCGGCGTACCGGCTAGTGGTAAGACCACTGACGCTAAAGCATGGCTCAAACAGGATGTGAACCGCGTTCGAGTGAACCGTGATGACATTCGCGCGATGCTCGGCTGCTTCCCAATGGGCAACCAAGAGCAGGAGAACAACGTCACGGCGATTGAATTCGCCAGCATGGAGGCGGCACTCATTGCGGGTAATGATGTAGTAAACGATGCCACGAACCTGCGCAGCCAGAACGTAACAGCTATGCTCAAGCTGGCACAGAAGTACGACGCTACCGTCGAGTTCAAAGACTTCCCAATTGGTCTGGACGCGGCAGTGAGGCGTGACGAAGACCGGGCGTTCGATGGATTGCCCGCAGTTGGTCGGGATGTGATCACCGGATTCTTTAAGCGCTACATTCGGGATGGTTACAATCTCCCCGAGCCGCCGAGCATCGATGAGGCACCTGTATTCGAGCTATACGTTCCTGATCCTGAGCTACCGCACTGCATTCTGGTGGACATTGATGGCACGCTGGCGCACATGACCAACCGGGGACCCTATGATACGAGCAAGTACACTGACGACATTCTTGACGAGACTGTTCGAAATATTGTGGAAGCATGGTTTGATCGAACTCAAGCCAGCATTTTCATTATGTCCGGTAGAAACGAGGATCACCGGGGAGTTACCGAGCAGTGGCTTGAAGATAATGGAGTGTTCTATGACGCCCTGTTCATGCGACCCAGCTTCGATCCGAGCACGAAGGACAGCATCGTAAAGAACGCGTTGTTTGAGGCGGAGGTTGCGGGGAAGTATAATGTCGATTTCGTGCTGGACGACCGTGATCAGGTGGTTAAGATGTGGCGAGCCAAGGGACTCAAGGTACTACAGGTCGCTGAGGGGAGCTTCTAGTCTAGCTTGTTCGATTACCGCGCACTCGTCATGCCAACGCATTGAGTGCTACTGCAAGTGTCATAAGCTACCGAAGAAACTATATGGAGGTAAAGATCGGTGAGTAAGTTTGAAGAGCCAGCCAACAGTAACTATGTTGCTACCATTGTCCGCGTCAACTCGATTAATGAACTGACCAACTGCGACAACGTGGTCGGTATACCGTTCTTTGGTATGCAGGCTATCGTTGGGCGCGACACGGAGGTTGGTGACATTGGCATCCTGTTCCCGGCCGAGGTCCAGCTTAGTGATGAGTTCGTCCGCGAGAACAACCTGTACCGTCACTCGGATAAGAATAATAACGAGAAACAGACCGGCTACATTGAAGATAACCGCCGCGTCAAGGCCATGAAGTTTCGCGGTCACCAGAGCGACGCGCTGTTCATGCCGCTTTCTAGTCTCAGCCATCTGAAGGGTCTTCCGGACTTCGAAGTTGGCGACGTGTTCGATAAGATCAACGGCAGTGAGATTTGCCGCAAGTACCTTGTCAAGCAGCCCGGTGTCCAGCGTATTGATAAGAACGCGACCAAGAAATTTGTCCGAGTCGAGTCTAAGTTCATGCCGGAGCACTACGATACGGACAACTGGTGGAGGAACGAGTATGCAATCCCAGAGAATGCGGATATTGTTGTCACGCAGAAACTCCACGGAACAAGTATCCGTATTGGAAACACTATTGTTAAGCGTCAACTCAGCCTACGAGATAGGATTGCTAAGCGCCTCGGAGTCGCGGTCGCTGAGACAGGATATGATCACGTCTATGGTAGCCGGAAGGTTATCAAAGACCCGAACAATCCAGCACAGCAGCATTTTTATGAGGCGGTTGATGGACTCGATCTGTGGACAGCGACAGGTCGTTCACTCGATGACCGAATTGCACCAAACTTCATCCTCTACGGAGAACTCGTCGGCTATACGAAGGATGGAGCAAGCATTCAGTCGGGTTACACCTATGATTGTGAACCTCGCGAATCTACTCTCTACGTTTACCGGGTAGCTGTTATCACAAGCGCTGGACGTCTGGTTGATCTTAGCTGGAATCAGGTTAAGAACTATTGCAACGAGATTGGAGTCAAGTATGTTCCTGAGCTTTGGGTTGGGAAAAAGAAAGATTTTTCTGTCGATCTGTTCACGGACTCGCGACTTAAAGATGCTGGGTTCAGCAACGCGGTCCAGCTATCCGATGGAAAATCGGTGGATGAGGGCGTGGTCATTCGGACCGATATTGGTCTGGCTCCATATCTCCTGAAAGCCAAGTCACCTATCTTCCTAAGACACGAGAGCGCACTGCTCGACGCCGAGGTTGTCGATCTAGAAGCGGAGAACTCCTGATGCGATTCCGCGTACTCCCATACAAGACGGGCTCAGCCAGCGCCAGAGCGCTTGCGAATGCACTCGGAGGGTTGCGTCTCAAAACGACAGGCCGATCCTTTAGGGCGCGTTCTGACGACATTCTGATCAACTGGGGTTCTAGCTCCCGACCGGAGCGGCTCACCGGCTTAAAATTACTCAACGATCCCGACACGATCAGCCGAGTTAGTGATAAGCTCACATTTTTCAACCGCATGGCAGCATGGGAAGAGACACTCATCCCTAAGTTTTGGAACGATCCGGATGCAATCCCCGAAGATGCATTTCCCATCGTTTGCAGGACCGTGTTGAATGGTCACAGTGGCGCAGGTATCGTCATTGCGAACACTCGGCAAGAGATTGTCCCTGCCCCGCTCTATGTCAAGTACCAAAAGAAAGACAATGAGTACCGAATCCATGTCGGCGGTGAGAAGATCATTGCGGTTCAGCGTAAAGCTCGGTCTCGTGCAATCGAGAATGTAAACTGGCAGATTCGGAATCACCAGAACGGTTTCATTTTCCAGCGCAACGGTTTTGAGGTACCGGACCGTGTGATCGATGCTGCAAAACGTTCACTCGCCGTATCGGGGCTTGACTTTGGTGCCGTTGATGTGATAGACAGGGAATCGAAAGAGCGAGCACTCGTTCTGGAAATTAACTCAGCACCCGGCACCACGGGTCAGACAATTCAGGATTACGTGAACTACTTTAAGGGAGAATGGCTTGCAAGAACGTAGGATTTGGGCGCGCGGTCTCACCGCCAGCGATCGTGGAAAGATCGTCTCCGGCCTAAACTCGGACGGCTTTTACCAGACTGCTTTAATCCAGTCCGTTGAAAACCTAGATAATTCAACGATAGTAACGGTAACCTCTCAGATAGACTTCGATTCCGACAGGGAGATTATAGTGTATGACTAGTCACATGACCGACTGGCGTCTGGAAACATTACACCGGTACGAGCGTTATGAAAAGAGAGTGCTTGATGCACTTCCCGAGCTAGAGAAACTGGATCAAGGGTTCAACTCTCTCAGACGGGGACTATCTTTTAAGGCGGCGGCAAACTCAGCCGGGGTGTCCGCAATGCGATTGCGCAATAGATATGGTACAGATTTTCCGGATCACCCTCGACACGCGACACTGAGCCAGGATCGCCGCAAGAAAATTCAAGCCATGCTCGATGATGGTTGCAGCTTTACGGAGATTGCAGCAACTTTGCACGTACAGAAAGACACGCTCCGAAAATATTGGCCCGGTCGCGGCTGGACGCAATCTCAAGCAGGCTCTCACGGTGTAACGATGACAAGATTGGGAAAGGTTCTCAAATGACTGATGACGATTACGACGATTACGACGACGATTGGACCGACAATCTCGTAGATGAGTACTTACCTGACGACACGATTGAAGATATGGACAATCGCATCGATCAGTGGTATGCTAATCCCCTGTGGGAAGGTGACCTGATCCGTGACCTGAGCGCAAGTGGTGAATACGTTTTGATTTTGGAGCTAGATGACGGCACGTACGAGAGCTTCGGCTCAGTCGAAGAACTCGATGAAGCCCTCGAAGAGTGGGAACTCGAAAACACCTAAGCTAGTTCCGATGCCTTATCAAGAGGCAGATATTCAGAAGATCATTGCAAATGGCGGCAACGCTCTTGTAGTATCAGCGGTCGGTGGTCGCAAGACGCTGGTTGCTGTTGAGTCAGCCCTGCGAATTGGTTCCAAGTCTGTGCTAATTATTGCCCCGCAAGGGACTCACAAACGCGGCTGGGTTCGAACAATCCTACGTCAATCCCCCGAGGCAAGTGTCCGCCGTCTGGATTCCACCCAGAAGGGTAAGGCTGCTTTTGCTGATTTGATGTGGGACGAACCCGGCTGGTATTACTGTACGCCCCAGTGGTTTGCGAGACGGGCGTGGATTGGCATTAAACCCGACCTTGCTATCTTCGATGAAATCCATACCGCTGGGGCGTACCAGAACATCACGCGCATTAAACTACACCAACTCAAGGCGAAAGCGCGTATGGGCCTGAGCGGTACACCGATCCGCAACAAGATCGAGAACGCTTGGGCTATTATCCGTTGGATTTGGCCCGAACTTATGCCAACGGGTTACTATGCGTGGCGGGGTGGTCCAACTCTCACATGGGAGTACGACCACTTCGCACCGCAGAAGCGTCGTATCACTGGCGAGGTTGTACCCGGCGCGCTGTTCGGCAATCTCCCATGCTACATTCAGCACTTTGCACGAGAGAAATGCTGCGATTTCCACCCGAATGGATTCTTGGATGGCTTGGAAGAGCCGGAAGAGATTGTCCTGACCGTAGAAATGACAGTAAGACAGAAGAGATTCTATGCCCAGATGGAAAAAAACCTTGTATCGTGGCTTACTACGCCTGATGGAAGCGGTGCTGTTCCTGTCGTTGCTAGCCTTCCTGTTGTGGCTAGAACCATGCTTCGTTTTGCCACCCTTGGCGAAGTTTCGGTAGACGAAAACGATAAGCTTTACTTCGAAGATGATTGCGCTTCCCCTAAGCTGGACGAGATGCTTAGGTACATCAAGGCCAACGAGATACCGAACGCCATGATCTACACGCACTCTCAACGCTTCGCTCCTGTCACCGTAAAGCGGCTCGAAGCTGCGGGCTTGACAGCGAAAGAATGGTCTGGTAAGGTTAAACAATCCGTTCGAGATAACACTCTTGAAGAGTTCATTGACGGCGAAGTGGGATTTCTTGTGGCCGTGCAAAAAGCTGTTGGCACTGGTACTGATGGTTTGCAGGAAGCAACCAGTTATGAGTTCATTCTTTCGGATGATGATGACGGTACTGTTTCTGATCAGACCAAGGGAAGACTCGACCGACCGGGGCAATCTGAACGGGTGACGAGAATACGAATTCAAGCGGAGGGCACGATGGACAGTGGCATAGTCAGTAAGCAGATAGAGAATGCGCTGAAGATCAACCAGACGCTGCGGGCCAAGCGTGGCGGTTGACCTAAGTGACGGCCTTGAGCGGTGTCGAAATCATCACATCCGGACCACCGAGAATACTATCTACGAACGGAGTCGCAATGGGAAAACACGTCGCAGGTGCCGAGACTGTCGGCGCGAGTCACGGGCGCAACGCGCTGGACGACCCGCTGGGTTGGAAGGGCTTAGCCCCCGAACCCTCCGCCAGTACGATCAACTCGATGAAGCCGAGCGTTTCATCGTTGACAAATTCGACCGTGGACTCAAGCTCGTCAAGGCGAAGTGCAACGGAACACCAGGCGCCTACTCCGACTACTCGGAAGAACAGATACCAACTCCCGAAACTGCCCGAGGGTTATGTCTAGGCTGCCCGCTTCTGGACTTGTGCCAAGACGCTGCTATCGTAATGCAGCCGAACTGGTCTGTCTGGGGTGGAGCAGTTTGGGTTTATGGAAAAGAATACATCAAGGGAACGGAATAGTATGGAAGTAACTGAAGTACAGAAAGCAATCGCCAAAGTTCAGGCTGGTGTCGGGCTTATCCCGAAGAACGGTCACATGAACTTCGGTAACACGAACTACGACTATGTTAAGAACGATGATATTCTTGAGGCTATCTCAGCGCTCCTTATTGAGAACGATGTGATCGTGCGGCCGAAGCTGCTGGCCATGCAGACCGAATCCCGTGAGCTTGGTGCCAACCGAGTTCTGCCGATGGTGGTTGTTCAGCTTGAGCAGACGTACATCAGCACGAAAGATGGTAGTGAATACACCATTCAGGTGTTCGGCGAAGGTTCAGGTGGTGACGACAAGGGTCTTCGCAAGGCCGTCACTCAGGCACAGAAAATTGCCAATCTCCTGACGTTTTCGATTGCAACTGGAGAGCCCGATCCTGATGGTATCCCTACGCCAAGCACGGAAGCTCCAGCTAGCGCGTCGGCTGCTCCACGCAAAACACCGCCAGCTACTAAAGTTCAGGGCGCAGCGGGTGAGGCGGCAGTAGACAAGCTGCGAGCTAACGTCAAGACAACCGCGAACGCTAAGGGAGTTTCGGTTGCCGAGTTGAATAAGCGCGGTCAGGAAATCCACGCCAACTACTTCAACATACCGGCAGCACTTGACCAGCTTCTCAAGGTGCTGAACGATCTTCCCGACAAGGAATAGCCGATGACTGTACCTCGACTTGCGGTTGCTCGCAGCGGGTATGGTGGCCGTGGTTACAAGAATCCCTTCGATGGGACGCTCGTGCCGAGTGTTACCACGGTCCTAAGAATGGCTGCATCACCAGCAATTACTCAGTGGGCAGTCGATCAGACAGCAGCTTACGCCGTTGCTAACATTGACGAACTTCTCAAGCGCACGGAAGAACAAGGGTGGGGATTTCTACGCTGGTACCATAAGCGCGAGCTCAAGAAAATCGAAGAGGGTTTTGATGTACGGAATTACCACTTGGGAGTACTTAATGAGGCGGCTGATCTTGGTACGTCTTTCCATGAGTGGGTGGAAGCTGATCTTGTCGGCTATGATTATCCGGACACGACACTTGAATCGGATCGCTTCTGGCAGATGGTCGAAGTGTGGGACAGGTTCAAGTCGGAACACACAATTGAGCCAGTCCTAATGGAGACCACCGTATGGCACGCTCTCAAGGGATACGCTGGAACTTTTGATATACTCGCATACATCGACGGAGTTCTAACCCTACTCGACATCAAGACGGCGCGTGGTATTTGGCCCGATCACTTCATGCAGCTTGGAGCGTTGAAGAACGCGACCACCTATATGAGCGAAGGCTTTGACGGCTGGCAAGAGAACGACTGGACCGAGATAATCGGGACAGTAGAGCAGTACGGTTTCTTGCACGTTCGACCCGACGACTTCGACAACAAGGGCAGCCTTGTTCCGGCATATTGTTCGCTCGACCTAGTTGACAGCGGGCTACTTGACGTGTATACTCGGCAGTTCGAGGGGCTTTTGCTCGCCAAACAGGCTGAGCTAGATGTAAAGCAATACGAAAAGGAGGTACTGAAATCGGAACCATTGTCAAACGAGGTCGAAAAACCATCGTTCACATAGAATATTTTCCGTGGCAGGATGAAGGTTCACAGGTCATCCTGAGTACGCAGAACTACAAGCATATGACTGCGCTGTCTATGGATGAAGCAGAGTTCATTGCTTATGCAATTTTGAACCAAATTAAGCAGATCAAGGAAGGAAAATAATGGGACGAGTTAACGCTACATTCGATGGAGGCGTCGTTGCAGAGCCGGAAGCTTTCACTGCCGGTAGCTCGCATGGCCTCAAGTTCCCCGTATACGTGACTCACGAGCGCAAGAATAAGGACAGCGGTAACTACGAGAAGACTGGTGACACCACCAAGATTAAGGTCACCCTCTGGAACGATGCGGCCGACGCTGCCGATATCCAGAAGGGTGATATCGTTGAGGTTACCGGCACCCTTAAGGAACGCGAGTACGACAAGCAGGATGGCAGCAAGGGCCGCGCTCTTGAGACCGAGTTCGTAGATTCAGTCATCACGAAATACCGCAGTAATTCAGCGCCGTCTGGATTCACACCCGACGCGGATGTTCCGAATGGTTTCGTCTAGGTAATACAGCCCGGCCAAAGTACACGGCACGGTAAAGCGACCGCGGGGTTGCGAGATGGTTCGAATCCATCACGGGCACAAACGGTGTAAACACCAACATGAGAAGCAAGGTTACGACGCTGGGTGGTTGGGCGTCTATATTTTCGGTGACCTTGCTCACCTAATTCAAAACGGATGGAGAACATGAGCGACAATAAAGATATTGAATTCTTCATCGAGAGCATCCTTGGAACCATGCATGGCAACGCTGTCATGGGTTTGCTTGATCACCCAGGGTCAACCGGTAAGCTGAATCGCTTTACCGACTACAAATACCCGGAACAGCTTGACGATATGGTCGAGTTTGCTAACTCTCACCGCAATGAGGACGTATATCTCTCACCGCTGACCTATGGAGAAATGCGCAACGATGACAAAGACTCTTTCAACTACGGTAAGGTCCGTCGAATTCCCGAGAATGCTCTGGAGTCGAATACGATTTACCAAGATAGCGACACCTGTCCCCCCGAAAAATTCCGGCTTCGTCCTAGCGTTCATCTTACTAGTTCTACTGGTCGTTATCAGGACTTCTGGGTTCTAAATGAATCTATTCCAGCGGCTCGTGCTGCCGATATCTCGCGGCGAATCGCTCAGGCCCACAAGGAAGATGGTTCTGATCCGTCTAGCTGGTCAGCCAACAAGATGCTTCGCGTGCCGTACAGCACGAACACTCGTCACGGTTTCCCCGAGGATGTTCAGGTCCAGTTCACTGGTGACATTTACTATGCCGATGACGTTCAGGGTGCGTACGATGACATTGATCTGGTAGAACGCCCAATCATTCGGCTCCCTGCTGATGTTAGCTACGAGTCACCGCAGGACTTACCTGACTATGCTAGTGCGCTGGACAAGCTACCGAAGTCATTCGACCTGAAGAACCTAACCGCGGAGGTACCGGCAAATGTTGACAGAAGCAGAATGCGATATCGTCTACTGTGCGATCTGTTCCGAACTGGTACTCTTACGTTTGAGGACGTACTATCGCTTGCGTGGCACGCGCCAGCTAGCCAGAAGTGGCGAGACGATTCTCGAAACATCCGCGGACTTATTGCTGAGGCACTCAAAGCACAGACTGAGGTTTCATACGAGAGTGGTTCCGGAGTCGAACCTGCCGAGCCTGCTTCGCCAACGAATAGTTTCGGACTGCTTAGCGAGGCCGAACGCGACTCTATCGCAGGGGATGACAATTGGCTCACCCGCTGGAACGCCTTCTGTGCAAGGAAACTCGACCGCGCCTACAACGCGCCGTATGCTCGACTCAATGGTCTTACCGTACTGAGCGCGGCCCTGAGTGATGCGTGTTTTATTCCGATGGGAAATGGTCCAGAGAACTGCAACCTGTACGGTATCGGGATTGGCGACTCGGGTTCCGGTAAGACACAGAGCTTGAAGCTGTGGATTCAAATGATGAACGAAATCTTTATGCAAGATAAGGGATGGGACATTGGAAGCAATGCGTCACCCAACGCTTTGCACGAAAAACTTATTGAGCGCGATGGCAAGGTTTCGGTTCTCAACGCTGACGAAGCTCACGGCTGGTTCGCTACGATTAATTCGCAACAGTGGGCAGAGGGTACGTATGAGAACCTCGCTAAGTATTTTGACGGGCGCGTACCACCTATTCTTCGCACTGGAAACCGTGAGCTTAGCGGCAAAAGCGCGAGTACTTACTTCCTTATTAACTTCTTCGGAACGCGAAAGGGAGACCTTAGTATCACGAATGTCCTCAATCGCTCCATGTTCCTGTCTGGATTCTTGGCACGATTCATATGGTACATCGGCGAAAGCCGAGAGGTTACAGAGGAAAGTCTTGCGGAGACTCAGAGTAATGGAGAGTACTTCACCCTAGGGCATGAGCCACAGCTTCGACAGTGGGCAGCCGAGTTCGTCGACACTAAGAAAGTTATGCGTCAGCGTAATGGTGGCAAGGATCGTATCGCTATGATGATGGACAGCGATGCATTGCGACGCCTGTCGAAAGCTAAGTGGGCGATCAACCGAATGTATCAGGGGCACGCTCAGTGGGATATTCTTGAGCCAGCGCTGATCCGTATCGGTGGAAATATTCGCCGTGTGGCAACCCTGCTAGCATTCCAAGAGAAGTCAAACACCATTACACTTCGTCATACTCTGCTCGCAATTGAGCTTGGCGAAGAGTGGTTGAAGAACTTGGTGACTATGGCTGAGCTTGTCAGCGACTCTGACTGGAAGCGTACCACCGACTCAGTTTTCACTTTCATCCAGAGCAAGGGTCAGCGCACGAAACGTGAGGTTGTACTACGTAAGTTCGCCGGGCTTAAGCCACGAGAAATGGCCGAGGTCTTCGCGAGCCTGAAAGATCAGGGCTTCATTGAAGAGCGAACCGAGAACGGTTCTATGTGGATTGTGAACAGGTTGAGCGATGGCGGTTGAGTTCCTACCCGATTACACGATCCTACCAATATGGTCTGACGAGCCGGAGGATGCGCTGTACCGAGCGTTGAGAGCCGCCAAGGCAAAACTCCACACGGACATACTAATAAAGCCCGTACGAGCCGTCCCAGGCTCTCCAGGGCGCATCCTAGCAATAGGCTCTGCGCCCCACTTTGCATGTGAGTGGCTCGGCGTTAAAGACCTAAACGATTTACAAAAGCTCGCTCACGTGATAGCATGGGTACTTGGTATAGAGGAAGATAACCGAGCGCAGGGTGAGCTAGAATTCTTCCAAGGAATATTTGGTGAGGGAGTGAAAGAGATTGACTGATACTAATCCGTATGCAACTGTCGGGCCGAACGATGGCACAGATCGCACATGGAGGGAGTACTTTGATGACATTCGGTACACGCGCAGCGAGGTTGAAACCGATGATGACGGCGTACCGACGATCCTAGTTACGCGCGCGGCGACGGATGAAGAACTCGCAAGCTCCCGCAGCGCCAAGGCGTACCTATCAGCGGCCCAGAGTAGTGGTTTTAAGACACTTCTAGGGTACAGTAAGGCGTTCCAACCCGGACACGTTATTAAGTCCGGAGAATCCAAGGGAGAGTTTCACCCCGATAAGACAATCGAGCAGCTATGGGTTGCCGGTCACAAGGAAAACTACGGTGTCTTCAAGATCGTATTTGTCCGAGTCAACGGTGATAGTTGGAAAGCCAGCATTCGCCAGATGAAAGAGAAGTACAACCTCGTCAGCGACAAAGAACTGAAAGAGTGGATAAATGCCGCTAATTAGCTTCGACGGTAACTATTGAGGAAGGTGGCAGTCGCGAATGTTATTGCTTAGCTTCGACCCTGGCAAGTCAACCGGAATAGCACTAGGGGAATACTTTGAAAACAAAGCATACGAACTCAAGTGGGCGTGGATCGTTCACGATGGAGTTGGTGGTCTCATCGACTGGTGGCAAAACCACAATGGTCTTAACTGGTACGATTCCGTTGTCGTCTCCGAGCGGTTTATACTACGGGACAATGGTTGGCTCGCCGACCTTGAAGCCGTCAAGATCGAAGGTGCTCTTCAGGCACTCTGCGATAATGAAATCCAGTGGCAGCTTAGGACCGCGAAGTCCCTTGTTCCTGACTCTGTCCTGAAAGAGAATGGCATGTGGCAGACTGGGCGGCCGATGAATCATAGTGATGGACGTGATGCTAATGACGCCCTGTGTCATGCAATAGGGTGGCTAGTTCGTCAAAACCATCGACCCACAATTGAGGCATACTTCGGTGCAATGTCGGAGGATGAGTGAGCTAGACTTGGAGGTCTATGAATAACGATACAGACACAGTTGACGGGTACGCTTGCCCGATTGATCCAATGGACGACCTATGGTGCGAGAGTTGCGAGTAGGTTACAATAGCAATACAAACGAAAGGTAAAGCATGACTGTAGCTACACCAGTTTCACCCAAGGTTAAGTTCTCCGCGCTCTGGGGTTCCATCGCAGCAATCGGTTCAACGGTTGTTCTCGGCGCGGCCAACGCACTCACGCCCGGTCTGTTCTCTGGACTTGGCGCATACGGTCCTCTTATCGAGGGCGCGGTGGTTCTCGGAGCAACTTCGCTTGCTGGATATCTCAGCAAGGATGCGCTTCGTGAGCAGGGTCAGGCGGCGCTGAACGCTGGTGCCACTCCGACCACGGCAGTTAAGCCAGCAGAGGGTACAGCAATTCCCGCAACGGAAACGCCCGCTGCTGGTTCCACAACGTTCGGAACGGACACGACCTCGGCAAGTTAGCATTTTCTGTCACTCGATGGGGGACCGCCTGACAGGAGTGTGACCAATCTAAAAAGAAAGCCCCGCTAGCCTAAATTTGCTAGCGGGGCTTTCTTTTGTTTCTGGACTTAACGAACTGCGCGAGTCTCAATCTTGTTGCCGAGCGGGCGGTTACCTCGCATCCAGCCACCGCAGTAATCGCACGAGAACAACTGATACGTCTGGATAAACGTGTGCGTGTTACCGGCAGCAGTGATACTCTTCGAACCGCAGTACGGGCACGCGGCAATGTCGCCGGTGAACATGGCGTAATGCGGAGCGCCGGTAATCCACGGCTGAATACGAAGGTACGCGCCCTCAGTGACAATAACGTCACCAATGTTGTACTCTTTCATCTTTTCCCACGCCTCAGGATCGCCAGCCATGCACGCGGTCCACAAGTCGAAGCCTTCGTGCTTGACCTTAGCGCCAACGCCAGTCTGCTGGACAAGGTAGTCCAGCTTGCGGCTCGGCAGGTCGAAGCGATTCTTGTTAGACTTCATAATGTCGATCGACTTGTATGGCCTTGGTGGCGTCATACCAGCGAGCAGAAACTCGTTGTTCATGCGACGAATGTCATAGCGGTCGCTGTTGTAACCGATAACAATGTCAGCCTCGCTGAGTAAGTCCCAGCACCGCTGGATCATAGCTTGCTTGCCGTCATGGAACTCGGAGTAGAACTCCACGTCAGGATTGCCAAGCCACTTAGCGGCAAAGCAAATCATGCCACCGGGTTCAACGATCTGATTGATCGAAATGTTCTGATCCCACAGTCCCCACACGTAAGCCGTGATTGGCTTCGACTCTATATCGAGCGTAAGAATCTTAGGCAGCTTCGGCTGCTCGTCGAGTGAACCATTGGCCAGACGCTTGCGAGCATCGTTGATTGCAGTTTTACCTACACCCAACTCTCTCGCTGCTTGCCGTGACGACAGGCCCTCTACAGACTTGATATCTTCGTAGGTAATCTTTTGCATTTAATACCCTCCGCGCGTAATACTACACGACTGTGTTGGTTTTGTCAACCTTTGTTCGATTTCGCTTGACTTGGCGATTGATCGTAGTGTATAATTCCGGCTCGGGAACCTCGGGAAGACTGGCATTGGACAGTGCTCGGTTGGCGGCATCAAAAGAATCCTGTAGTTTCCTACGGTTCTCCGCCTCTTTATCGGCACGAGCGTTAGCCTCCGTGAGGCGCTGGACGGTCTGACCAAGCTGGATGTTTACATTCGTTTCACGTTCCAGCTTCAGCGCCGGAGCGTTCCTAATGCGGTTGTAAATACCCTGTGCAATGAGACCGATCACCGTAGGTGCTCCGATCACCGCAGCAATCGTAGTTGCGGTGGTTGCGAAATCACTCACAGGTTTACCTCCAGGCGGGGATCAGTGGCGACTTCCGGATGAAGAGATAGTATACGAGAAACTCAATCAGCAGCGCGACATAAATCATCGCAACCGTGAGGCTGATACCCAACGCCAAAATAAGAATACCACGGATGACAAGTCCGACAGTTAACCCAGATATCCCAGAGCGTTCGAGCCACCAGAAACGTTTCCCCGCTAACACTCCGGCCGCAGCAAGTAAGCCGCCCACGAGTAGAAATAACCCAAAAGCTATACACCCCGCAACGCCGATGGCGGCAATGAAGCCGACAGGCGGAAAGAGTATTGCAGCGATTCCGCCCACAACCAGCGACAGGTAAACCAGCGCCTGACTGACCCGGATGACGCGTGGCTCCGCGATCTTATCGAAGATCGTAACGAAGGGACGCGCAAGGCGTTTGGCGAAACTTTTCATTAGCTAATCGGCGTGAACTTCAGAGCAGCACCAAGCTCATTCAGCTTAGCGACGAGTTCCGCTTCGGTAACTCCCGTGTTGATAAGCGGTGCGAGTGCAGTCGCAAGCTCGTTAACATTGATTTCCGAACCAGTACCAGTAGGCGGAGTAATGCCCGCAAGAAATCCGGCCCAATCCGCAGCGGCAACAACAATGGTTGGATTGTCAGTGGCGATAGCGGTTGCAGCATTTTGATCGCCCGTAAACTTAAATGGCGCGCCATTGCCGGTAACCCAATAAAGGCTAGTTCCGTTGGCGTTCTTTTGGGTGGGATCGAGAGCGAGTCTCATTTCATCTCCTATTGTAATTGCTGGTGTGATATTAGTCACGTAGTTTTCAAACGGCTGGTAGGTTCCGTTTGCTAGATCATATTCGACGTGAGGCGAAAGCGTTGTCGATGCATAACCAATGATATCACCTTGTGTAACATGCGCGGTTTGCGCCTGCGCGCTTACACTGGCAAGTTCACGAATCGTAACCTTATCACCGTTGCCAACCTTAATGCTGACCATGTGTTTGCCATCGGTCATTTGCGCCCAGCTACAGTAACCGGTCAGCGGCGCATACACCGGATCGCCAGCAGGGACGCGATAGTCCGTGCCGGGAATCGGTGTCAGGTTCGGATTGGCAATATGCCACGCCCAGTCAAAGTCAATTGCTACACGATTCCGAGTAACAAAAGTATTCTCGATATCAACCATTATGCGTGGTCGTACCAGAAGTCAAACGTCAAACCGCAGCCAACTGCCCACGTAAATGGAACACTGGCGGTGAGGTTACCCTCGCTCACCCCCGTGCCCGAAAGGGAGCGAAGGATAACGGCACTGACGGAAGTGTTGTTTGCCGCGACGGAGCCAAGGTAGTTGATCGTTGCGGTCGGGCTGGTGTACTTATTGGTTCCCACGAAGCCCTGATATGCAACACTCAGTGCGGCGGAGTTAACCGGCAGTGTCATGGTTGGTGTGGTGCCAACCGATCCACCGGTTCCCAGAACAATCTGACCACGAACGTGAATCTCACCAGACTCGTACCGGTACTTAAAAGCATTGACGGCACCGGTAGTTCCAACAGTAATATTGGTAAGTGTCGGCGTGAAGGTAAACCAGTCACTGTTCCACATGCGCCACACACTGCCAGACCACGAGTATATGCCGTTGTTCGTGGTAGTGCTGTCAGCGTCAACCGTGGCCTGCTGTCCAAGATAGGTTCCCGCTACAGCATTCAGATTAGTTAGAGTGGTATAGTTCAGAACCGTATTGGCGTTAATGGTGTTCAGTGCCGTGTTGACCGCGTTCGAGATAGAGTTCAGAACCCCTTCGAGTGAAGGCAGCGTATCGGTTGCCGCGAAAAGTGGAATACTCCACGGACTGGTGGGTGCTGTCATTACGAGTTACCTTCTAGTGCGTTCATGCGGTCCTCCAAAGCGGTGAGACGAGTGTTCAATGATTGCGCTGCAATTAGTACACCGACCGCAAACATTTCGTAGTGGATACCATCGGGTACCGGTTGGCCGTTTTCGTCTATGACAATGTTATCATTCTCATCCCGCTGGTAGACAACGAACTCCCACAATCCCGCAGCGTGCAAGTCTTCGGCGATCATACCGATGTTGGTAGAAACGTGGTAACTCGGGTCGGCTTCAGCCTTTGCAGTCTCGGCGGTGTACTGGTAGTACCTTACTGAGATGCCCAGAATCGCTTGAGGATCAGTCGTAGCGTCCTGAATCGCAGTCTTATACCGTTCAGATGAGGTTGCCATTCCAACGCGCCCAGTGGCCGATTCTAGCCATGCTGCAACACGCGTACCGGTGATGTTGTAGCTCGGGCCGTTGATGGTATAGAGGTCGCTACCCGTTACAGAACCACCAGGGTTGATGCTACCGCTTGTGATCTGCGAACCACTGATGGTAATGCTGGAGATGGCTGTTTGCACGAGAGCCTGAACGTTGGCGATTTTATTGCCAAGTGTCTTCATGGTGCTGTTTTGCGCCTTGTTGACGTTGCCGTTATTGGCCACTATTCCATTGACAGTGTTCTGCAAGTTGACAAGTTGCTGCTGCATCAGGTTTGCCCACTTCTGGGAAACCTGTGGCAGATTAGACGGTGGGAATATCGTACTCATTAGGCAGCCTTTAGCGGGTTAGGAGCGTAGTTAAGGAACGTTTTTCCGCCCCAGAGTGAATCGAAGTACGAGAAAGTTGGCGTACCCCACGCGGTGTCCCAGTCAGAGAACGTGTTGTCTTGGACAGCGGTGTACTGAACGTCATCAGGTGAGATGGTTGCGCTCGTGATCCGGTAGTAAGAGTTATCGTACAGGCGTCGCGCTCCAGCGATGTTACCGAACGCCTGATTGCTGAACGAGCTTTTCACCAGAGTGAAGAGATAGTTATCAGCAGCGATGAATGTCGGTGTCAGTAGCGTGTCGGCATACGAGAACGTGTTACCACCGAACTGCGCGTCAAACTGGGCGAACGTGATCAGCGTGTAGTTACCAGAGTTGCCTCGCGTGTTGATACCGTGAGTGGTTACCGCGAGGGTAATAGCTGGACCCGTTGCGGCGGTAAGGGCACTCATGGCGGCAGCGTATGCATCGCCAATCGTATTGATTGCAAAGTCATCAATGGTGGTACCGGCAACCTCGGCAGTTTGCAGCGTAGAGTTACCGGTCGGAATCGTGAGCAGTTGCTTGTTGTAGAACACACCGTTACCGATGATATTCAGCGTGCTGTAGAAGACAGTGTTGGTAGAGTCAGTCGGAAGCGCAAGACGGTATGGGCCAAGGCTCGTATCATTCGGACCCTGAATCGTGATAACCAGCGACTGAGTATCGGCACCGATAGTAACCGTAACGCTGCCACCGTTGGCGATCCATTTCGCGGCAGGGTAAACGTTGTTGTTCTGGTCGATGATCGAGTACACGCTCGTGACACCGGCATAGTATTCCGGAATGCCATCAGTCGCAACAGGCTGGAGCACGGAAGAAACCGAAGCGCCATAGCCCGTGCCGTTCGTTCCACCCGGGGCAAGCGACACGTTGACAACAAGTTGCTGGTTCGCATCCACCTGATAAATCTGCTCGCCAGCTTCAGCGCTCGTTACCGGGTACGCAAGTGCAGCAGAGTGTGCCACGCTCTGGTAGTAGAAGATGTTAATCTCCTGAGCGATCTGCGTATTGTCAACCGTCCAGACCAGCGACTCATCACGGTAAACCTGAGCGACGTTCGTACGGATCGGGCGCATGACGATAATGTCAGAGACGAGTGTAAGCTCAACCTGCTGACCAGCGCAAAGCTGCTTCATCATATCCCAGCCGTTCCCGTACCAGCCGGGGAAAACGACAGTACGGGAAGCAATCGTCGGATCAACCGCGAAACCAGTGGTAACGCCCACAAGGCCGAGGTAGTAAGTCAGTGCGCCCAAGAGCGTACCGGAGTAGGGGTTCGCGGTGAAGCTCGCGTTGAACGAGTTGAGCAACGAGTTACCCGTGATTGTCAGAAGAGTTCCGTCACCAGAGAGAACATCGATAGAACCTTCAGTGATACCCTGCGAACCGTCCGAGAGCGTAACGACACCATCAATAAGTCGCTTGTCACCAGTAAGCTCGTTAGCAACAATCGTAAACGATCCAGTGCCACCCGCAGTACTCGACGGGTCAATAGGCGTGGCGTCTTCTATCACCTGATAAGAACTGGTTGAGAAAACTGGTGCGCCGTTGAGTCCAATAACTACAGCCACAGTTACATCCAGTCGCCAATTTCAACCAGATGGGCAGCAGCCCCAACCTGATCCATTGCGGAAGAAATCATTGTCATAACCGGAGCGCTCACAAACTCGCAGCCGGAGTTACCCATGCCACCAATGAAACCACCGACGCTCGGCGTGATACCGTCTTTCAGAATCTGTACGATCATGCCAGACAGGTTGAGGTTCGTTGCCGTACCAGCCATGATATCGAGAACGATACCCTGATAGGTCGTACTGTCGAACTGGGTATTGACAACCGTGTTGCTCGTTACGGGGAGTATGGTTGGAATAACCGGAGTTCCGTTAATGTTTCCTGGTAGAATGGGTGTAACGCGCACGCCACCGGTACCGGTTGATATTGTTCCGTGCACTCCAACCCATGCTGAGTATCCAGTTGGGATTGGAATGTAGAGTGGGTGCAGAGTTGTCAAGCCCGACGATATCGTGTACGATGCGGTCTCGGGCGGATAGTTATTCGTGTTCGCAGGCGTCGCAGAGTTGGCCGGTGCAGCGGTACCGATCAGCGGCACACCGTCATAACATGCCGAAGCCGGGAATGCCCACTGCTCTGGTAGTACGTTGAGGTCCGCAGCCATCAGATCAATAAAGTAGATGAGACCAGGACCACGCGCGCCGGAGTACATATCCAGAAGTGGCGAGAACGTAAGGCGCGAGCCGATCGTCCACGTCATCGGATAATCCTTGTGGCTGGTCTTGGATCGACGCATAGACGCGCCACCACCAAGCTGCTGCACTGGAGCGTTACCGTTACTACCCCATCCAATGGGTGTAAACACGCCACCAGAATCGGGCGCAGGCAGAAACATCTCTCCACCGCGCGGGCCAATCCACATAGCCTGCATCGGATTAAACGGCATTAGCTAGCCCTCCGGTTACTTGCGACAACCCCCTGTGAGTTACTAGCCGCGGCAAGCTGCCCAGCCGTAATCACTAGACTAACATTACCAGCAGCAGCAAGCAGGGCGCGGTCGTACTGCGAAAGAGCAACCTGAATCACGGCACCGCTAGGCGATGAACTACCGCCGACCGAACCACCAGATGCATAACCGCGACGCGCTCCAGCGGCTTGCATCATGGCATACAGGTTCTGAACACCGATGCTACTCGTAGCAGCCTTGGTAAACACGAACTCGCCAGCGTGTACCAGACCAGCGGGCTTATACTTAGCGCCCGGACCGGTGTAACCACCGCCCGAGAATCCCCGAGTAAAGTTACCAGCCGAACTGTAGTAACCACCAGACGCACCAGAGCCACTAGCGCCCGGAAACACAACGTCAGGACGCAACACGAGACTGGTGGAGCTAATGCCCTTAACCCAGTTACTTAGCGCCGTAGTAGCTGAAGTCAGGTTAACTTGTGGAACAATAGGATTGTCATCGAACTGAAGATTGAACTCCTTCATAATCGATGGAATATCAATTCCGGCCTGTAGTGCAGCACCGATCGCAGCGGCTGTGCTTGCGCCAATAGCGGTACCGTTTTGGTTTATAAGGTGACCTGCGGAAATTACCGCGTCGGCTGTAGCGGTTCCGGCTTCCGTCATTGCCTGTGTCATTGCGCTGGCATACGCCTTCCCCTGCGCGGGCGCGGCTTTCGCAAGTTGTTCAAGAATTGAGCCATTAACCGCGCTATATCCAGCGGTAATGAACTGACCCTCGACCGCACTGCCATACTTCGCTGCAACGATAATAAGGTTATTCGCCCACTGCTGCTGAACAATGTTATTTGCTTGATACTGCTTGGTTAGCTGATCAAGGGTTACACTGGTTCCGTCATAGGTTTTTCCAGTCTTTGCTGCGGCACCGGCAATCGTTTGCTGGGTTTCGGTTACAACATCCGAAAGGTTAACAAGACTTGATACGCTCTTCTGATATGCGGTAACGTCCGAAGCAACCGCTTTATTGCCGCCAAGGTCGTTATCGAGAGCGGCCTGGTAGTTGTTCTGCGCACTCGTCGCGCTCTTAATCGCATCCGTGACGGCCTTGTAGGTATCGGTTGATGAACCCGTTGCAAGGGAGATTTCGTTCTGGCTCGTCACGGCCTGACCGTTTGCCTGAAGCATGGTATCGATGGACGTCTTGTATGCTGGCATCGTATTCAGGAGCCGGCTCAGTTCCAACTGGGAACCATTTGTCTTAGCAGCAAACTTGTCGAAAGCATTCTGCGCATCCGGTAGATTGCTCTGGGAAAGGTTTGCAAGCGAAGTACCAACAGCATTCAGGGTGCCCACAAGTAGCTGCGTCTGTGTGTTGACGAAGAAGTTAGAAGACGCAAACTTATTCAGCGAACCATCGAGGTCCTTGATCTGCGAGGTTGCGAGGTCAGCACTATTACCACCGGATACGAGAAAGTTTCCGAACTGCTGGAACCAACTCGTTCCATCGTTTGCCGACTTGACAATCTGATTGACGCTAGCGCTGGTTCCAGTGAGGGAATTTTGAAGCTGTGTCTGACTCTCTACACCTATCTGGGAGACAATGCTTAGCGTGGTAAGGCCAGCAGCGATTCCAAGGATCGCAAGTGCAAGCGGTCCAGATGCCGCCAGAACTCCAAGGAAGCTAGCTTCACCAGTCGCAGCCATTGCAACCTGCGCAGCCTTCAAAGTAGTGACGGCATCCGTTACGAATTCATATGCCTTACCAACCGCAAGGATCGTTGTGGACAGCTTGCCAAGTGTTCCCAGAAGGATAGCAATGCCACCAACTGCAATAGCGATTCCCAATACTTCATCGAGGGTGTGGGTACCAACCGCAGTTGAATTGAATCCCACAAGCCCATCAACAAGTCCCTCAAGTCCCTTGACGATTCCATTCAGTGCAGGAATCGCTGCACTTCCAATACTATTGGCGAGAACACCGAGACCGTTCTTGAGGTCAGTTGTCTGTGCAGAAATTGTACCCGCGACAATGCTATAGTGCTGGGCCAGAATGGATGCATCGGCATACCCCTGACCGGCATCGGTGATTGCCGTGTTTAGAAGCTTATGCGCGTTTGCAAGGTTGAGGATAAGCGGGATATCTACCGTGCTAGTGATACCAAGCTTGTTAAGAATAAGGTTAGCGTCTCCCGTACTCTTCTGAACCTGATCAAGACCGGCAATGAATTTCTCGAATACACCAGCGAACTTGTCGGTACCAAAGTCTGCTTGCACGGTTGCTGCCGTCACGCCAGCGGTTTGGGCGAAAGCAGCAAGGGCCGGTGTTCCAGAGATTACAGCAGTCTGAATATCCGTGATCAGTCGCACAACGGTTCCTCGTGCGCGCGAAGGTCCCGTTGAGTTAATCGACGCTAGCGCAGCGGAAAGACCGATAATCTGTGGAACAGTGAATCCTGCGACCTGACCAATACCCACGATCTGGGTGGCGAGAAGGGCAATCTGCGCCTCTGTTGCGCCGGTGTGAATACCAACATTCAGAAGAGAACTGATGAGGTTGGAGAATTGATCAGAACCCACTCCGGCAATAAGCTGAAACTTACGGACAAAGGACTCTGCGGAGGCTGCCGTGGTGTTGGTGGTAATCGTAAGCTCAGCTACGACACGGGTAAACTCGACCACATCAGATGCAGCGATGCCCATCTGTGCACCGGCGGCAGCGATTGCCGTAAGGGACTGGAAGCTAATTGGGGTCGTTTCCGAAAGCTGGAGCAACTCCGACTTTAGGGCGTTGGCCTGTGTCGTCGGAGCCAAAAGGGCGCGCTGGACAGAGGCAAAATCCCTCTGATAGTCAACAGCAATTACCGCGCTGGCAATAGGAAGAGCAAGCAGTGCAGCGCCGAGACCAAGAGCAGCGGTGCTAGCCTCAGAGATGGCGTGCCGGGCAGCCGTTGAGTCAGCGATGAGTTTATCAAAAGCCTGACTTGCTTCGATCTGTCCCTGCTCAATCGCAACGTCAGATTCGGCTACGGCTACAGCGGCAAGTGCCGCCTCGTATTCCTTTGCGGCACTAACGTCCGCTGAAGATATGAATCCGCTTACCCCCTTTGATGTAGCGGTTCCGTTTGGCAGTACGTTAAGATTGCTAGCCTCATACTTGGGTACAGCGGTCGCCGCAAGCTTAGCCTGCGCGTCAACGAGAGCCTTATAGGCAGCGGTTTGTTTCACCGCAACAGCAACGGCCTTGTTGGACGATAGTGTAACTTTGTCCATGCTGGACGCGGTAGCCGCTGCTTTCGTGCCGGTTGCAGCGAGGGAACCTTCGAGCGCGGTAATCCGAACGTCAAGGTTGCTAACTTCCGTCGCCGTGGCGCGCAACGCAGCATTAGTCTTTGCCAGACCAGTGGTAACACCGTCTTTAAGACTAAGGATTAGGGTGGAGTCATCGTCCGCCAAAGTAATCTCCGATAGTAGTAGGGAAGCCTACAGCAAGTCTATCAGATCTCTTCACTCAGGACTGGTCCGAGCAAGCTTGAGAGAGACTGCCTAGACCGTGGATCGACAACCTCGGTATCACCACGCTTACGCGCCTGCTCGTCTAGATACTCGCGCATCGTAGGCATTTGACCGCCATCGCCAACGCGCGGAACCGCGTACCAACGCTGACCCGGAATGTCACTGTTACTCTGGTTCTTCTGAGCGCGCTCAATGGCTGCCTCACTGCGAGAGATGTAACTCTTTGCTTCGAAGATAACGCGCGGTGACTGATCCAGCCAGATCGGAAACTGACCCGACATAACATTTTGCTTCAGGTAGTGCGCCTTAACGAGAGCGTAGTCGAGCGCCGTCCACTCCTTAGCCGTTGGATCATTGAGGATCGTAGCGGTCGGGGTCTGGTGGGTATCAATGGCAGCCTGAAGGAAAAGGTCTATGTAAGACTGGTCTTCCCACGTCAGGGCTTGGCTAAAAAATCCTCGTCCTGTGTGTACTCGATCCAGTCGGTAGCCATTCGCAGCTTCTCAACGGTCTGGTTTATCCTGTGCACCGCCGCAATGGGTGCACTCGTCCGCATTTCTGCGATGAGTTCCGGACCGATATCGCTAGCCACAGAGCTATCCGGCGCAACAATCGACTCGATGCACGCCAACCACAGGATACCGGTAAAGTACTCTTGGCGGTCTTCGTTCTCTTTAATGGTCTTTGTCTTGCGACCCAGAATATCAGTCTCTTCTTCATACTCATACGGGTAAAGATTTGCCGCAGAGTCGATCAGATTGTTATAGTCCCTACTGGAGATTCCGTGTAGGTGGAACGTGTAAGCGTGTGGAGCTAGCTCCGCGATCTTCTGAGCGATTTTCTCTTCAAGCTCCGTAGTGGTTTGTGCATTCAAGTCATCGTTTGTGCGCAGTTCCACAACCAGTTCATTGAGTTCATAACCAAGCTGTTCATCGAGATAGACAATAACGTCATCCTTAGCGTAGTTACGACCGCGCAGACGTTCGATAAAACTAAATGTACCCGGCTCTGCCGTTGCAGCAGCAAGCTCTTCAGGCGTCTTGTTAGACATAGATTCTTCCCATTCCCTCTTTGGTTAAATACTACCAGCAAAAAGAAACGCCGCCAGCCCCGAAGGACCAGCGGCGTCTGAGTAGCTAGTAAAACTAGCTGAGGGTTACAACGAGGGGAGCAGTTGCAGCGGTACCCGTAGCAGGCCACGTACAACTAATGTTGACCGTGCCAGCGGATGCCGAAGCCGGAATCGAGACGACGCCATTGTTCGAGACAGTTGCCTTGGTGGTATCAGAGCTAGACCACACAACACCACGAGTTTTGTCACGACCGACAACCGTTGCGGTTGCGGCCAGCTTAGACGCAGTGCCGTGAACGCCAGTGGCGGTAAGGGGCAGAATCGAAACGACCGGAGCGGACGAGCTAGGACGAACCGGGGTGTAGACCGCCAGAGAACCGAGCGGCACGAAGGTGATCGTATAGCGGAAAGCGTTCTCCCCAACGATAGCATCAGTCCACGCGTCGGACTGGACAGAGAACGTGTGAACCAGATCGCCAGCCTGTGGAGCTACTGACGGGAATAGCGGGTATGCGCCACCCGAGGTCGTATCGATCGCACCATCGATGCGCTCAACGAGGTAGCCCTGCGTACCCTGCTGGTTAAGGAGAGTGTAGACAGTGGCGAACATGTTGGTCGAATCACCGAAAGTTCCGGGGTAGTAGAAGCTAAGTTTGCCACCATACTTCGAGGCACCACGTACGTTGACCTTACCGAACGCCGAGATAGCCGGGTCGGTGGTAACGTCGCTAGACTCGATACCGAAGTCAAGATCGCTCCATGAGATAGCATCCGAGATATCGGTGCCTGCTGCGATTTCGGTTACGACAGGTGCAAGTGGGTTGGCGAAACCGCTAATCGGTACCCACCAGAACTTGACATTTCCATTCGCACTGAGTTTCGCATCGACCATAATTTATTTTCCTTCTCTAAAGTCTGTACCTTTAGTCTAATGCATGGTATGCTGGGGGTATGGCAACGTTAAAAAGCTATCCACCAAAACGGAAATCTAGAGCTTATGAGGACTATCCTAACCGTAGAACAAATCCAGATGGCTCATGGAAAGTCTGTAAAGCAGAAAACTGCGAGCTACCAGTAAGGTGTCGTGGGCTATGTCGTACACACTATGAATGGGAGCTTCGAAGCCTCCCCCTTGGTGACGCCAGGACGCACGGTAAGCGTTGCCCTGTTAGGGATTGCAAGGTTGCCTGTCTGCATCCTGCGGATATGTGCGGCAAGCATACTCGTCAGGCTAAGGGGTATAACTTAAGCTGGATAGAATTTGTAAAGATTAAAAACGGGACACAGGTCTGTCAAAATTGGGGATGCGAAAATACGGAGAGATTGCATATAGATCACAACCATAATACAGGTGAAATTCGTGGACTTTTGTGTCATGGCTGCAATGTTGCACTTGGCATGATACAAGAAAACCCCCGCAGATTGCAGGGGTTACTTGATTGGATTCATGCACCAGCCCTAATGGACTAGAACGGAAATTATCAAGAAAGAAGGGTATAATTCCAATTGATGAAGTTGTTCGACAGGAACTTCATCTCAAGGAACACGTCAGCATCAACAGCCAGAACGTCTAGCGGGTTGTCAGTCTTAACCTGAACAATACGAACAATGTCACCGACAGCGAAAGCGCTAGTGTTCGGCTTGCCGAGACGCTCAATCGCGTAGAAGTCAATGTCAGGAACTGACAGGAGACTCATCGCGCGCCCGAAGTAACCGGTAGCACTACGGTCCTGATCACGCAGAACCTTGTAGTCGATGGTGGCAGTGTGAACGGTGGGCGTAACCGTCGATGCGTTTGTGCAGAACGTCAGCGTCGAGTCAGTGTCAGAGTCACCGAGAGTGAACTCGGTCGTGTCCTCGGACAGCGCGCAGGTCAGGTCTTTAACGTAAGTTGAGTTGTTAAGCTCGGTCGAAGTCGGGGCGGACGGATTGGCGAATGCCTCAAGGTACGCCAGACCAAGAAAAACGTTGAGTCGATAGAGTCGAGTCTCGGCCATTAGTTAGCTTCCTGTTCCGGAGTTGCAGCAGGCTCAGGAGCCGGTGCATCCACAATTGGTTCTGCCTCAACGGGAGCGTCGGTGTCAACCTGCTCGGGTGCGAGGACTACTTTATTATTTGCGTCGGGAAAGTCGACAGCGAGACCGGGCTTGAACATGCCCTCAACAAGTTCTTTCGTACCCTCTTCAACGCGCAGCATAAAGCGGCCAAGCACCGGGTGGTCAATAACCTCGTCGCGCTCGTCACCGATCTTGCCGGTTTGCGTGTTGAGAATTGTCGTCATAATACTTCCAATCTTAGCAGTTTGATCAGTGTGGGATAGGCGAGCTAACGCCAGTAGTGTTCGCTCCGTGTCGCATCCGCACGGAAGACTGGAACGTTGTCGGTAGCGTACCGTTCTCTTCGTACACGTAGTTGCGGACTTTCTCGTAGATCGTCATCTCAGTACTATCAGTCGGTGCCCAACCCGTCAGGGTGTCCAGAACAGCTTGCATCAGGAGTCGGGACATTCGACCAGTCGGTGCAATGGTGTCAATGTCTACCGTAGTAAAGTAGTCGTCCCACCGTGGACCACCCATACTGCGACCGGCAGAAGTGCCCACCGGATTGAGATTACTGTATGCCAGGACGATGTACGGCTTCAACGCCTGCTGTGGGGATGCCAGAACGGTCTGAACGTCATCCGGCAAACCATCTTCGTAGATCGTTGTATTCGGAAAGACTTCTTTTAGGTACGCGGTAATCGAATCCTGGGTAAGTACAATATTAAACCCAGCCACTGTTACCTGCTTTCATAGCCTTTGCCGCACGGCCGACAATCTCAGGCCCGAGAACGTGCATTGCAACCCGAGCGTTTAGCGAAGCGTCACGAAGTGCATTCATCGCTGGAACGAATTTGCCATTGATCCCCGCGTGCTGGAAACCGTCTTCCTGATATGTGTAGTACTTAATAAAGTCAAACCAGCCGAACTCCCAGATGTATACGGTTGGCGATGGCTTCGGAATGCGCCGATAGCCAACCGCGTCTTGCATCGTGATATCGACATTACGACTCGGGTCCACGCGACCGGCGCGACCCTGCGAGTTTGAGTACGCAGTGCCACGCTCGCCAATGTAGTCTTTCATCTCTTCCGAGCTATGCTGGGAAAGCTGTTCAAGGTCGACGTCGACAGTAGCGATAGCTGCTGGAACTTTAGCAATGCCAGCTTCAAGATCATCGATCAAAGTCGCACGAGAAAAGTACGCGCCCATTAGACACCCACATTCTTCAGATTAACAACCGTCTCAATGGTGCGCATGAAACCAAGCGGCAACGTCAAACCAGACTCAACCACGAACTGGTAGTGCATCAGGTCGGGCTGGTTCGTGCATTCGGTAATGTTGATCCACATACCCGCAACGATATCCGCATCCGGTCCATCATCCGCGAGAGTAAAGCGAACAGAACGCGCGAACGTTACACCGTTGTCAGGCTCTGTCGCAGTACGCGGCTGACGATAGTACTCAGCCTGAGCTAGACCGGTGTAGATAACGTCGCTCGGATCAGTGGCAGCCGTATTTGTCCACGGATCAAAATCAAGGCCAAGCTGAGTTGTGTTCGGCTGAATGATCTGGATAGTGCAAGCGCAAAAACCAAGCAATGGAATGCGGGCGTTTGCTCGCCAGCGAGGGTCAAGGGTTGAACGTCCGTTAAGCCCCATTAGTTACCGATCCACCACGGCACAAGGCCAACCAGTTCCACCACTTCGCCGTAGCTGAATGGCTCGTCGTGTCCATGCTCGATATCGAAGTAATCCAGCGCACCGTCACCATACGGGTTAGCAAGTTGCTGCTGCCCAAGCTGGATGTTCATCTGTGCAGACTTCAGCCACTGCGCCTGAACCGCCGCACCATTCGTGGAGGTTTCGTAGTTGGTGATAACCTTCTGGATCAGAAGCTCAGAGTTACCAACCGCCATCTGCGCCAGGCCAGTTGCCCAGAAAATATTCGAGTAACCGGTGAGATAGAACGCTTCAATCTGTGCATCAGTGAACAGCGTGGCATCATCGAACACAGCGTCGGTATCCGGAATCAGATTCCTGATCGCTGTTAGTGCATCGGGGTCCATCGTGTTCCTTAAAGTAAAGGGGCGGGCGGAGGGTTAAGCCTCAACGCCCACCCGAGCAACCAGAGTTGGGAGGGTGACTCGGTTGTTGCACTTAGTCTATCATCTCGATAAGTAGGCAATGGCCCTAGTCAAACTAGTAGCATCGTCATAGCACAAAAAAGCCCACGCCGGGGACGTGGGCTTTTTCACTAATCTGTATTTCGTTACGAGGACTTCATTAGTCCGAGGTTGATCAGAGCCTGACCAAGCTGCGTCGTAGTGACCGTAGCTGGGTTGATGTAGGTCTGTACATTGTCGATATGGAGCGGGTACGGCGCAGGCCCTTTGCCCGAAGTGTAGTTCGGGTCATAGACGAACGTTACCGGCTTGGGACGTACTGCCATTAGTTAACTCCGCTCGACCAGACCATCGACTCTTCGGTGACCAGCGCGCCAGCACCAACCGTGCGAACACGGAAATCAATGCTGTCGTTCTCGAAGCCACCTTCGAATGGATCAATAGTGGAAGCGCCACCATAGGTGGAACCAGTGAAGTTCGCAATGCGAATCTCGGGAGCCTCTTCGCCAGCAAGCGTCAGGCGAGCCAGCCCGTAACGAGCAGCCGCGCCGACCGAGGGCACAAGGTACCAGTTGGTCGAAGTCGGGAGCCAGTCAGTCGTGACAACCTCAACGTTACCGAGCGGGACGAACCCAGCAGCGTCATACTGCACAGAACCATCGGTGAAGCTCAGGTTAGTGAAGTTGACGATAGCGTTCGCCAGAATCTCAAGTGCAGGCGGAACAACCAGCTTGTAGCTAGAGGCACCAACCAAACGACCATTGAGACGACGCAGGGCGATCTGCTGGAGTGCCAGCGAGACAGCCCCGAGGCTCAGGTGAGAGTTCTGCGGAACGGCAGTCGTACTATCGATAGGCGAGACACCAGCAGCGAGGTTGGAGAACGAGGTCACACCAGTCGCCAGCGCGTTGAAGACGCTGTACTCTTCGGTGTTGTTCGCCAGCCACAGGAACTGGTCCGGGAAGCCCTGAAGGAACCCAAGCGGGTCATCCTTGTACTCTTCCCACGAGAAGCCGAACTTTGCACCCTGCTTGTTAATGGCAGCTTCAAGTTCGGTTCCAGTCACGGACACGTACGGGTACTGACCAAGCTCAGGAACAACCGGCAGGATAGCACCGGTAGGCGCGCCAGCCATTGTCTGCTGAAGCTGCGAGAACGAGCCGAGCAGATCGATGAACCGGATGTTGCGGAAGTTGCTGACCGTAACCGGCGTTGCAACCTTCTGCCACTGCGGCGTCAGGGCCTGATACTTCGGGAGCAGGTTAGCGTTGATAATCTGCGCGAGTGCGAGCGGAGCGTCCGAGGTCGAAATCGACTCGGAGAGCATAGCAGCCTGAATCTTGTCACCGTTAAGGGTGCCTTCGATCATCTGCTTCATCTTCGCAAGCTTGCGAGGATCAACTGAATTGCGGTTGACCATTACTGGAACACTCCAATTTCTACGGCACACGCGGCGGCGGAAGCCTGACCGAGTGCAGAAACGACCTTACCGAACAGCGAGTTACCGCTAGCCGTAAGGGTTAGGCTAGTCACGGCACCAGAAGCGACAACCGCGTACACCGGAGTGTTCTTAGGAGTAGCGCTAGTCACGCCGGTAACCGGGAGAACGAACGTACCGTCACGAGCCACAACAGCCTCAGTGGTGATGTTACCAACGCCACCACCCGGCTCAGTGATCTGGGTGCCGGTGGACGAACCAATCGTCAGGCGAGTGTCACCACGCGAAGTGAGTGCAACACCCGGCTCGTTCGTGATCGACACAACAGGCGAACCAGAGGTCGTTCCGGACGGGACAGGCCACGACTGGGTTTTCACGGGGCTGTACTTGTAGAGCATATTAAGTGCCATGTGTTACCACCCCTTAATTTTCAGGTCCAGCGAACCATTGTCAGGCTTACCAAAGGAAGCAGACTCGTTCGTGAACTCATTAGTTTTTGTGGACTTGGACTCGTTGAGAATCTCTTCGCGCATTGCTTTGAAATTAGCAAGTGCGCCCTCAACATCATACTGGCCCTTTTCGATACCTTCGAGAAGGGACTCGCTCACAGTCTTTGTTAGACCGTTAGCTTCCAGCACGGCCTTCTGAGCCGCCAGAGCCTTCTTAACGTCCAGACCCTCATCGGCAATCTGGTCAAGCTTGGCCTTACGCTCGTCGCGCTCGGTCTTGCTTTCATCGAGAAAAGCGGTAAGCATGGTGCTAATGCTTGAAAGAGACGTCTTGACGTCATCTTCAAATGCCATGTTTTGCATTCCTTCTTTGTTGTTCTCGTCCGTGAATTCGGTCTGAGAGTTTGTGTTGTCAGTTCCGGTGAGAAGTGATTCCATTACCACCATTCCACCAGCCCCGGCGTATGAAACCAAGTCTACAGTATTTGCTATAAAGGGTACCAACCGCTTTGCGATGCGTTTGACTTGACCACCGATGTTTTCATCGGAGAACTCTACCTTGGAGTGAATGCTCATTCCCATGTGCGGTGCAAGCTCTTTGAACTTCTCGGCAACATGGCTGAACGGCTTCAGGTGTGAGACGAGACCAACGCCATCTTCCCAATGCGCAGCCTCGGTCAGAATGCCGATTGCGTTGTTGGGATCGCGTGCCTCTTCGGAACTTTTCGGGTGACCGATATACGAGTGCGTACCGGCCGGGAATGCCATTGGACCGTCAGAGCGTAGAACCTCTTCGGGGTAGTACGCCTTATCGCCCTGACCAGCGCGGATGAGGACAATCTTGTAGCTGCCATCTTTACCGGCTTTAAGCTTGCCAGTAAGCGACTCGCTTACGAATTGTTTCTTGGTCATAGTAGTCCTATTCTATCCACTTAAGCTCGTCCGCCAGTACCCCGCAGGTCATTGGTACCCTGCGCGGCCTTGACGTTAATCTTTGAAGCTTTACCCTGACCGTTCGTGAGTTCGGTTGTCCCATCAGTCTTTATCGTGCTACCACCCGCTGAAGGAACTCCACCAGAAACCGGAGTCGGGGCGGCAAGCTCAGTACCGTTTGGGCCAGCCTGCCCCTGATACTGAGCGTCGATCTGCGTAAAGCTATTCTTGTTGTTCGGGGTCATGTAACCCTTCGGAGGCTTGTCGTGCTTTATCTTGATACCGGCCAGTGAAGCAACGCGATCACGAATCTCATCCGGGTGGAACAGACCCGTACCCACGGCGGCGATAACAGTCTGCTGTTCACGGTAGTCAGCATCCGGGGTCATCTTACCCCAAGTGATGTGACCGTTCTTAACGCCCACGAGCGTGAGGCAACGCTCGATGTAGGAACTGTTCTGCCGCTGGCGAGAGAGCATCGTCTTAACCATCGGGTCGGCGGCATTGATTAGCGGCCCCTGCGAAACAGTGTCACCGGCATCGGACAGCAGCACGACAAGATCGACACCAAGGGCGGCTGCAACCTGAGCAGCCAGTGGGCGTCCAGTCGTAAGGTCGATAGCATTAGCTGTACCGAGCGACTTGATATCCATATCGCTAATCAGCGTGTTGCCAGCAGAGTGCGCGGTCTTAACCCGAGTGGCAGCGTTTGCCGCACCGCGAGTTGTCTTCGGCGCAATCTGCCACGCCCACTGAGCTAGCGATGCAAGATACTTCGTACCATCGCGGAGGTAATTGGAGTACGAGATTGCCCACGGCGCTGCCGTGAATGCATCTGGAATTCCGAGAGTCGCGCCAGCGCGACGGTTAACGTGATCATCAACCAGAATGTACTTCGGGTCGACAGGTATTCCCTGGATCGATCCGACAATGGGTGCGCCCTGCGAGACGGCGCGGTCGGTAATGTACCAGTAGTTGTTTTCCTGAGTTGTCAGTTCGCCAGCCGTTGAGATGATCTGCGAAGTCCAGCTACGCTTGTAGTACCAAATCTGCTCATCGTTCTCAGGATTCGTTACGAACTCGCTGATCTGCCACAGCGGAATGCGCTGGAAGCGATTGGTTATCTTGTTGTAGGCAACGCCAAGCCAGCCATCGCAGTATCGGGCGTGCTCATTGATTGTCAGTGCGTCCTGCGAGAAGATGATATCCTGATTAACCTGATCGTCAATGATATCCTGAATACGCTTCGAGACGGTCTTGTCGCCGGTCTCGATTTCGTATCCGGTGCCGAACATGAACGAGCAACGAATCTCCAAACCGCGCTTCAGCAGCGAGTTGGTGTCAGTACGCTCCCGAAGCTCACGAGCAGTCATCGTTAGCTGACCAAGAGTGAATCCATGCTCTCCAGTTGCCCAACCGTAGATTTCAAAACCAGCAGACTCAAAAGCCATAAGCTGTCGAATGGCATCGCCGTACGACTCATTTACGGTTTCTAGTTCGTTTTCAACGTCGCGGAGCCGATTTTCGATGCTTTCTGTGGTAAATTCCCCCATACCGGGAAGCATTTCATCGGTTTCATTCATCCTCTGATACTACCACGCATAACTTTTCTCTGAATACCAATCGCCCTGCTCGTAGAGATTCTCGTCCCAATCCTGCGTGATGATATCGCCAGCCTGTGGTCCATCGAGATGCTCGGTGTCCATGCAGGCGTACCAAGCAGCGTCCGCCGCGTCAGGAGAATGAATACCACGTTTCTTCATAGCTTCCTTTGACTCGATTAGCATACCACCACTGGTTGCCGAGAAACCGTACTGGATTCCGCCAAGCTCATCGATAAGCTGTTCATCCTTTGGATCGATATCTATTGTTCCCTGGAACATTTGTCGACGCATTTCTGAGTACTGGTATGCTCGCTGGTTGTGGTACGCCCTCTTATCTGGCGTCTCGCCCGAACCCCATATCTCAACAATACGATACCTACCACGAGCAAGCACAAACAACGGATCAATAACACCGTGCCCAAGACCTGAAGCATCTACTCGAACCTCTTCTACTGCTAGCGACATAGCAAGCTCATGGATTCGCTCAGCCGAACCTTTCCACAGAACCAGATTCCCGAACTTGTCTTCAATCTCACGCGAGATGAAGGGCGCATCTTTCCACATTCCGACCTGTCGCAGCTTGCCACCCCGGATTACCTCGTGCGTATCCTCGGATAGAAGATCGGTACCGAGTGGCTCGTTGGTTTCGGGGTGTGTAGCCTGAACGGTCCCGCGCTCGTACATGTAAACGTACGTTGAGTCCTGACCCATACGAGCAATGTCAACTCCGAGTACGCGGTACGGGTCATCCAAATCGGGGAAAACGACAGCATTCATCGCCTGTGCAAGATCGAACTCACTGAAGAGCGTGTTACCGGCGTCGTAAGCAAACTCACCCAGCACGCGGGATTTGTAGCGCGGGCTGTCTTCGCCGTACTCTTTTTTCTTATCCTCGACGTACTCATCGTTGGTCAGCTTGCTCAGCGCATCCGCAGACATTCCAAGACCGACTGGCTCATTAGCGTGGCAAGTACAGCGACCACGACCGTGAAAGTTCGGTGAGTCCATAACGCTGATCGTCTGAAGAATCCAAGCGCCAGTGTCTTCCTTGAAAATCTTTCCGAAGTAGGACAGCGGGTTAGTCGGGTTACCGATTACGACACGACGAGAATTGTTGTTCGACGTAATGTTAGCTAGACCATCGATCATCGATCCGGACAGACCGCAGTTACCTGTCCAAATTGCATAGCCATTTCTGCGAGTTAACAACGTATGGTTTTCTGGCATCGTGGCGCAGTAAACCGTGCCGTCGTAATCAACCCATTTTTGGTTATGCTTTACGAGCTTCAGCATCGTGCTCTTGTGCTGACGAGTGACGACCCAGCCATCACGAGACGACGTAATCACGCGGCCATCCGCAAGTGGCTGGGAATCGCCCAGACCTCTAGACGAAACCCTACTACTGAAACCGGTCTTCAAGATTGCCTCTTGCAGATCGTCCGCCATTTCTTTACAAGAGGTATAGATAATATCTCTACCCCTGCGCGAGTATCCATCACCCTTGACATAGCTATCCAATAGTACGGAAAGCCTCTCGGGAGACCAACTAAGAACCTCAGGCCCAAGTCGCTTAACATCGCAGGTTCGACCGGATTTTACGAGATATCTAGCCAGCTGACTGTCATGGATGGCGAACTGATCCTCATACTCGCTGTAGTTGAATCCAAGTCGGTTGAGTAGTTCTCGTATCTCATTGCGGTTATCTACGTTAATTGCAGATTGCCAGATGCTCACGGTATTCAGGCTCTTATTGATCGAGCCTTCGCTATAGTGCCAACCGCAGAATCTGGCCCAATCGAGGGCATTCAGTGCTCTTTCGCTAAAGAGCTTACGTTCGCCCCGATACTCGGGCAGCGTAAATACTTCGGACGAGTCACCCGTCCAGTTGACATGACGAGGGACCATTTTATTACTAAAGGTCATCTCTTCAGCCGTGGAGGACAGCAGCGGGCCATCGTACCCAAGAGCGGTGCTGTAGTAAACCATGCGATGATCAGGGGTCACCTTAAAGTCCGCTCCAGCCGATGCATAATGCAGCATCTTGCCCGTATAGTTCTTCGCAATCATGCGGACGGGTTTTTCGTATTGGGACTTACCGGTCTTTTCGTTCATGGTCATTAGGAGGTCGCTAGAGGATACGTCTCTGAATAGCTTCCATCCAGAGTCTGTCAACACTTCAGTCTGGTCATCGTGGCAGGCTTCGTCGCCAATAGCGAGAACGTGTCCATCGTGGAAACCCTGGAACGCGTCTTCAGCCTTGTTGTCCGGTGGTTTTCGGCCCTGGGCAATGATGTTACCTAGGTCATCTTTCCACTTGTTGTCCTGAGTTATATAGCCGGGTAGCGGCCGATAACGCTGGGGGTCTTGTTTAGCGAGGCTGTGAGAGAGTTGGTAGGCTTTGCGAATCTCTCGCCAGAGGATACCGGTAACCTGATCGGCTGACGGTGCGGTAGTTGCAACAAAGACTCGCTCAATGGGGCGCGTATCGATCCACCAGCAACAAAGCATTGCTGCCCAGAATGACTTTCCGACTCCGTGCCCCGCTTTAATCGCAACGTTTTTGTTGTTGACGACAGCATCGCTTGCTTCAACCTGCTTGTACCACAGGTCAATACCAAGCCGATCATGGCACCACAAAGCAACATCCGTGAAATAACGGTCGTTAATCTCATCAGAATCTAGTTTCTTCAGATACTCGCTGACGATCCCGGTTACATCGAAGTCACTAATCGGCAACATGTTCGTTCAACTTCTGCGCTGCCAACTTCATTCCTTCGCGCACAAGGTCCCGAACCTCGCTACGATTGATCCCGGGATGCTCAACCATCAGTGAATCAATAACGTGCCACAGCGCAATGTCAAACGCCTGACCAAAGACACTAGCGCGCGCCCGAGTAATCTCGTCAATATTGAACTTCAGAAGCTTGCGCTGTGAATCCATACGTGTACCGATACCGGTCATTGCACGAACAACAACCGCGGCAATGTCCGCGTAGAACTCGTCAGTAACGTTGCTCATGCGAGCCTTGGCGTCGGTAATAACCTCCTGCATATCCATGATGAGCAACTGCTCCTGCTGAAGCGCGGTTAGCCAATCGCGGTTATCCAGCAGCGCGCTGATCTTCTCGGCAGCTTCGAGTGCCGGTATGCCGGTCTTTGCTTCAATCTCATTGGGCGACAGACGCGCATACGAAAGAAGTAGCTGGTTCGATACGCTAAGGTCACCCCTCTTGACAATCTCCCCATTAGCCATTAGTAAAAGTGGACTCTTCCGCCGTCAATAACCGGCAGTTCTGGATTTGGCCCTTGAGCCTGAACGTATAGATGCATGATACAGGGCGTAAGATAGGGGCCAACGTAGAAGTAGTTGCCGCCCGAGTCAGAGCTGGGTGATTGCCAAACAACCGGCTGACCGTCTGGCTGAAACGAGTACTCGATTGACCCCGTGTACGGAACGCCGTCAACGTCAACACTAGCAATGTAAATCTTCTGGTACGTCTCAAAGGGTAGTGACACCATGACTATCCAATCCTTATCGTCACACTATTGCGACCAACTACAATACTAGCATCATTCTCGCCAACGAGGATCGTTGCAATGCCTCCCGGCACGTTCATTGTCGTCTGGTCGTCCGGAATGGAAATTGCTACGGTGTTCTGACCGATGATCATAGAGGCTGCTGCAATAAGCTGAGTGTTGGGTATAGCAGAACGGCAGTATCCTCACCCACCGTAACGGTGGCCGTTGCCATTAGTAGCTATAAGTGTTCGTGGTAGAAGGTGTCTTACCGTCAGAAGTCTCAAGCGTCGGGGTCACGCCAGTCCACACCGGAACATTCTCCGGAATCGAGAAAGGAACGGTGTCAGCGCCGATGACAACCTCAGCAGCCGAGTTAAGCTGATCCGAGACAAGAGTAATCGTACGGGTAGTGCTGTTAATATTTACGGTAGTAGTCATGCCTTTTTCTTTCCAATGCCAGGGAACTTACGCGCGACTGCGGCTTTAACCTGTTTCTTCTGTGCGGGCGTACCATTCGCAGCTACGCGAGCAAGAGCATTACGAGCATGTGATGCATCCGGAATCGGGTAAGATCGAGTCGATGGGATAGCGAACTGCGTCTTGGACAGCGAGTTTCGCTTTTTAGAGGTCAGCTTTGCCATAGTGGCAAGTCTACCAGAAGAATCGGGTGTGGTGTGAGGCCAACGGCGTCTGCTGTAAAACTCAGTACGTCACCATCTTACGTGCCGTTTCACCCGATATAAATACAACTGTTGCCAGTGCGGGATTTGAACCCGCGACCTCCAGCTTATGGGGCTGGCGGGCTACCGAACTGCCCTAACCGGCGTTACTTTTTTGCGCAGACACTGGAGGATTCGAACCTTCAACACGCGGTTTTGGAGACCGCTGCTCTACCGTTGAGCTAAGTGCCTAAAAGTGGTGGGTCACTACCCTGTAAGCTATTGATCGACGGCTAGCTAGACCTCTACATATGCAAGATTTATTCTAGCACACTTATTCAGCTTCGTCAACCTCTTCTGGTTTTTCTTCTGGATGAGCGATGCGCCACCAGTAGTTCCACCTACCGACCTGCTCTTCAGTTCCCATTCATATCCCGCTCAATTAGTTCACCCTGCAAGCGTTTCGGGGCATGAACCTCACGAATCTTAGCCACCTTAACGGCATTCTCACTGAGGTTCATCTTGGCGAGCTCAAGAGCGTACTCGTAGTTTTCCGTAGCAAAGAGAATCGTAACCTCAAACTCTCGCAGATCATGGGGAACAACGTCAAGTACGTGCTCAGGGTCAATATCAATCTTCGTCATCACTTTCCTGTTCTTTAAGTAGGTTCAGATATTCCGGGTCTTCGATCAGATTGCGCCACCAGTTCCCGACTCGGCCACTGGTTGCAACCATGTCTTGTGCTGATTCCCTCTTCTCGTCATCGCTTGCTAGCAAGTCCGCTATGTTCAAGATAAACGCGATACTAGCAAACAGATCACGAGAATGCAACCCTACGAGTTGTGCAAGTTCCAGATTAGTAGGTTCACGAAAAGCCGAATCCGGTACAATAAGTTCGTCCGTCTCGTCATCGGTTTCTTCATCCATTTATACCTCGCCATTTCCGTTTAGGTGGTTGATCAAAGTCTTGACGTGCGGAAAAGAAAACGATTCCGTGTCATCAGAATTTATTCCATCGGCGGTAACCTCAAGGCCCGTTAGGTCAAGATCGGCCGTGTATGCGCCGAGTGTAACCTTACTCGCAATCTCGTTGATCGAAGTACCGGTTGCCGTGGCTTTGATGTTGAACTTCATTATTTGCTCCTGTTAAGTTTTCGTGACCGTTTTGCGATCTTGTTTTTTGCTCGACGTTTAGCGACTGTCGACTCCGGAACAGTACCTTCATATGAGTGTTTCCGACCGAATCCGTTACCCATATCTGTACGAACTCTAATTGTCCAACTGAGCCAGCGTTTTGCATTCTCTGTTCTCTCAACTAGTTTCTCAGACATTAATTACTTTCCTCGGGCGTCCAACCGTCTTCGGCTGCCCCAGTGCGTCATTTCCAGCAGCCTCCGGTACGACAATCTGTTCTGGAGCTACCGTCTCAGGAGAACCTTTTGCACGAACCGTGAGCTCCATCGTATCACCGCTGACCTGCTCGATCATGCTGTTCTGCGCATAGAAAAGCTCTTCAGCTTGCTGCTTGTTCGCAGCATGAATCTGCTTGACACCGTGGGCCGTGCGTGTCCAAAATACATCGTACGTTGGCATTTAATCTACCTCAAATCCTTCTTGCTTAAGTATTGACTCTTCCGACTCGATCCGCTGCCAGAGCTTGTAGATTGTTTTCGAGTCCTTAATCTTAGCCCTGTAGTAACCAGCAAGGCGACGATGAAGCTGCCGCACAAGATATATGCGATCAACCATATCACTACTATAGCTACCAAGAGTAAAATTATCATCCATCAATATCGCTTTTCTTCCGTTGTTCCATCTGCTTCTGCGAACGCTTTCGGTACGAACAATTCTTCCCAATGCCATTGGCTCAAGTGCAAGTCCATCTCACTTGCCAGCCTAGCCGCAGCCCGAAAATCCTTCGCGTAAATCTTGAAGTGCAGGAGGCCTAGGTCGTTCATGGCTTGTACCGATCATCAAACTCCGGGTAGCGATCCATGAACTCCGCCAGCGCGAACATGTGGAACGCCACGTTCATTACATGCTTGCTACCGGTTTCCGGGTCATGGTCCTCACCGTTCCAGAACTGCGTCAGGTGCCTCATGGCAGCAGCGTAACTGTTCGACCACTCGTAGCCTTTGCGCCAATTGTTTTTTTCGTACTTTGACGCCCCGCGTGCATAGAGTTCTGCGAGTTCAGCAAGCGGACCAACGGGTACCAAGTCATAGCGCTGCGGCTTGACACCCTTCTGCCCGCCCGTGCTGCTCGTCGTTCGCACTTCGCCAGATGGTAACGGTAAATCAGCGTTGGCATGAAGCCCAGCAAGAGGATCGGAAACAGCAGTTCTAGCGCCTCCAGAATATTTTGCAAGAGAATCCTTCCACTCATCCTCAGTAAGCTGCGTCAGCGTAATCTTGACATTATCG